CAAAGCTAATGATTCAGCAGTAGCCAAGTATTTCAAGATGAGTCCACCTGTTTTGAGCAAGATTCGTCATGGCAAGATAAAAGTCAATGCTGAATTTATCCTAGCCATTCACGAAAAGATGGGCATTCCTGTTAAACAAATTAGAGATATGTTATAGGAGGCGAACATGAAAGCAGTCATCGGAGCATTCTTGATGTGCGTAGCTACACTGGTCTGGGCTAACTGTACCACTCATAGCTATTACATGAACGGTAGATATGTAGTCTGCACAACCTGCTGCTATGGCGGCAACTGCAATACAAACTGCTACTAATGGAAACATTTACTGCTTTGGTCTTCTTTGGAGGGCTGCTAGTGGGAATGGGTGCGCTATTGCTGATGGCAGCAATTATCACCTACTTCATTTTTTGCTAAAATATTTGTGGGCGAAAGCTGTGCTGGTCTTGATTAACCTTGGTCAGTGGTCAATCTACACAGTGAGTAGCCTACCTCTTACCGCTACGCTTGGCAGTCTTTGCTGAACGCATAAAAGCTTCCTTAGTCGGATAGCCTTTCTCTCCCGGTTTCTTAGGCGGCAAGCCTTTCTCCCGACGCTTGTTGATGTTGTAGTACAGTCCTTTTACCGGCATTTCCACCTCCGCATAGAAGCTTTAGCGCGTTCAGAATTCTTTGACTTGCGTACCACGCCAGCCATACGCGCACAGAATGATTTACGCCTAGCTGCCTCACCCTTGGTAGGGTTGCTGGAAGTCACTGGCGCACGTAGATTGCTGCCGGTTTCCCGGTTGTACTTAGCCCTACCCTTGGCAGTCAAGCCAGCACCCTGACTAGCAGGTAGCTTCTCACCTCTGCCTATAGATAGGCTGACACCTTTCTTAGCCATTAGTAACTCCACACATTAGGTCTAGGGGGAGACTTAACCGTATCAACGTGGATAAATCTGCCAGCGCCCTTCTGCTGTACGCCTATGCCAGTAAAGCCTAGCTGCATAGCCAGAGAAAGGATTTTGTGAGCCTCGCTACCATCAACGCCGATGTCGGCAGCAAGCCCGGTAGAGTGAGCGCCAGAAGCTTTCTTGGCGGCTTCTATGGGATGTTTAGGGCAACGGTAGCCAGAAGTGATCTTCATGGGTTTACAGTAGAGATTACGTAGTTCTTGCAGCTTATCCATAAATTCAGGCTGCATCTTGTTTTGCCCACAATGTTTGCAGGAAAACTCATCAGCCTTGAAGTTAGGATATTTCGACCAATCCATTACTTATCTGCGGTCAGCATACCAACCAAACCAGCAATGCCTAGTCCAGCAGTCACGATAGCTTCAGCCATAGCCGGAGCAATAGGCACACCAATAGCAGTCAGAAACAGGATAGCGCCACGCCATGTTGACGGTTCTTTAGCTCTGTCGAGAATGTAATCTTTCATGATTTACCTCACTTGCTGCACGGTCATAATAATTGATGGAATAGCAGGACTATAAACTCCGGGTGGCTCATGTTCTATGACAATGTTTACATTGTCAGTAAACCAAATTATTTCTATGTAATCACCAGCAGCTAAACTAATCATAAAGTTCCATGCGGCAACAATATAAGGAGCATTAGACGGAACAGTTAATTTAGTGTCTGAATTATCAATATTGTTTTCATTTAATCTAAACCAAATGTTTACAGTATTGCCAGAACCACCGCCACCTCTATTATGAAACTGTGCAGAAAATTGAATGTTGTACGTTCCAGTATGAGCAAACGTCATTCTAGTTTTCTTGCTGGAGGCATTTAACTCCATAGTTATGCCATCTGCGTCTGCGGTGTTTTCGCAAGCCATAGCAGTTGGAGTAACACCATCTGCTTGATCGACAGAACTGTAAAACGATCCGTAATAACCAGCAAAGTTAGTGGTTTGATTTACAGTTATGCCACCAGCAGTTCTTAACATTAGACACCATCCCCCGCCGTGATATTGACTACCGCCGTTCCGCTTGCTGTTGCGCCAGTAAAGTATTGATTGGCGTTAAGTGTAAATACCTCAACAGAATTAGGCATCAAACTAAGTGTTGAACCAACAACTGTAGTGTTTGCCATAGTGGTTGCGGCATTAGCGGTAGCACCAAAACCTAAATAAACTGCAACATTTCCCAAGTTATGAACTCGGTACTGTGTGCCGCCAATAATGGTTGCCGTAGCCTGAACTGGCGTTGGTGGGCTTACAGCGGCAGTAAACGTTACTGTATTCCCCATTGGGGTAAAAGCCATAATACCCATGTTATGCCACCTTTTTCTGGCCTTTCACCATATCAGTAGGGCTGTTCTTACTATCGTGAGAACTGCCGAAACACCAAGTAGATTGGAAGCCACCCTTGGGCAGCGTACCTGACTTGTAGTATGGATCGCCACCGCCAGTAACATCAGTAGGCAACTGAGGGCGCATAGCAATACCGCCTTGCTGGTTGTTAGTCTGATACTTTTTCATCTCTCAAGCTCCTATCTCTACGCAAAACCAAAAACGTGAATACGGAAAAGATAGCCAGCGCAACCAATCTCTCCCACTGCGGCCCCCACATAGCCCACGAAGTCATCCCGCAGACCATTCCTAATGCAAGAATCAAAATCAAACGCTCTGACAATACATCTAATGCAATACTGATAAGTTTAGTAGCATCCATGAATATCCCCTATAATGAATGGTATTCACATAATACTACTCATCTTCCTCAGAAGCAAAACCGCTTCCCCATTCATCATCGGCTATTTTCAATTTGATAGCTTCCAGCTTCAGGGCGCGGTCTATCACCTTAGACTTGTCAGTAATAGATGCCGTAGGGTCTTGCATTACCTCTTTTAGCATTTTAGAAATAGCATCTTCGAGTTCAGGATTTATCCCCTTATCCTTTTTCCTGCTCATCGCATACGACCTCTAGCTTCTTTCTTTGCCTTACGAGCAACACTGTAGGCAATAGCTACGGCTTGTTTCTGGGGCTTGCCACGCTTCATTTCCTTAGAAATGTTCTTGCTCATGGACTTCTGGCTATATCCTTTTACCAATGGCATAGCAGCCTCCTATCGCTTCATCTTACGTTTAGCGCCACGCATAGGCATGGCTGGCTTTTCCTTCATCATGGTGCGGCCTAGCGCCTTTTGAGCGTCCAGCGAACCACGAACCTCATTCTCGCCGCCACGCATCTCAGCAGCACGAATCTCTGCATCACTCATCTTTTTGCCATACATCATCATCTTGCTCCCAAGTTAGGCGCGACAGAACCAATCTGACCACGCTGATTTATTACCCCCTCTGCTGTTCTGTACGCACCCGGCGCAACATAACCAACGATTGCATTCTTAATAAGTCTGCCAGCCAATGTCAACTTTTGCTGTTCTGGAATGGCAACATCCTGAATCTCTCTAAGCTGGCGACTGATCTGGTCTAGCTCTCTAGCTCCCATCAAACCCGTCCTGCCTAGCGAATCTTTCAGGCTGCTTTCCCAGAACCTAATAGTGCCAAAGATACCCTGCGTAGCCCTGTCTGCCAATGACTGACGAACAGCCTCGCCAAGTATCTCCCGGCCTTGCGGGGCGGCTGCTATAGAGGGGGCGACTCGATCCCATAGCGTCCTGTCACCCTTGTTGATAATCTCCACAACACGGGCGGCAGGTTCAGCAGAGCCGAGGATAGTCTGCGCTTCTTTCTCAGCAGCAGCCAAAACTTTGCCGCCTTCTTTAACGCCTAATTCCTCTGCTCTGGTAGCTTCTTTAGCTGCCATACCCGCTTGAGCCTCTTTACCCTTGCCAACCTTGGCGGCACGGGTTGCCATGCCTTCAGCGCGTTCTAGGTTATTCACATAGGTTTGCGCTGTACGCTGAACTCCGGGAAGCGACGAAAGCCAATCAGAGTTTGTGCGGCTGTTCAACCAACTACGTGCAGCACGAGCATCCATGTTAGCTATGCTTTTGGCAACATAGTCAGCAGCGGCACGTTCCACCAAAGCCTGATCTCCGGTCAAAGCAATCACATCTTGCACGGACTGTTTGCTTTTGAAGAAATCTGCTGGCAAGCCTTTGGTATCTGCTTTGAACTTGGTAGGGTCAATACGATCTAGCGCAGTAGCCTTTGCTCCACGCTGAGTTCTGAACTTGTCCAGCAAGCGAGATGCAACTTCATACTCAGACTGCAATTGGTCTTGCAGTGGGCCAGCATACTTGGACTGAATCTCAGAAAGCTTTGCGTAGTATTCACGGGCAACGTTCTGAGTTAAGCCCTCATAACCGCTAACCTCTTTACCAAAGGCAACATCACCAAGTTTACGACGTACAGCATCCAGTGCTTCAAACGAAGTTGGATATGTTTTGTAGGTAGGCTGACCAGTAGCAGCGTCAATACCAGACATGACACGCCTACCTCGAACAGCCTCATAAATATTGTTGTAAGCGTTAATCAAGCCTTTTTCTGTAACAGGGGCGGTTGTTTGCTGACGCGCTTCTTTACCGATAAGCAGTCTGCTACGTAAGGAATCAACCATTGTTTTGAATTCAGGCAATGCTTGAAGAAAGTCTCCCTTGCTTTCTTTTCCAGCAACTACAGCATCCCTAGCCTTTTTTGTTTCTTGATAGGCAGCATCACGGGCTAAAGATTGCTCATCAAACCTGCTAACAATACGATCACGTAATGTTGCGCCAATATCAGATAGCTCTCGCGTAGGGTCGCCAACATCACGCAAAGTATCTTTTGCTCTGCGTACAATTGTTTCCTTTGCTTCTCCTAGCTCACCGCCAGTTTGAGCAAGTCTTGTTGCTCTTTGCTGTTCCTCTGCGCCAACACGCGCACCAGAACGCTCTAATGCCTGCGCTTCCTGTGCGGCTGCACCACGCATTTGCTGAACGTCTTGAGAAAGAACATCATAGATTTTCTTTTGTGCATCAGTAGTGTACGGAGATGCACGTAGCTCATTTATCCTACGCAAAACTAAATCTTTAGTAGCGCCAGATAAATTAGAAACGCCAACATCATCCATAACGGAACGTAAGGCAGTTATGCCTCCGGGCATTCCCATTGCCCTACCAACAAAACCAAGCGCAGCTTTAGGCGCTCTAGTAATTACTTCTATGGGGGCGAGGCTACCGAATACCCTAGCTCCTTCAGCAACAGGTTCTGGCGCACCTAAAAGCTCTGCAAGTTGACCGGCAGTCTCACCACTAGCACCAGAAAAAGCGCCGGTAGCAGCGCCTATAGCACGTTGCTTTGCTCCGGTCAGGCTAGGAACAGCGGCTTGCATAGCCCTGCCAGCCATTTGCACAGGCTTGTATGGAACCCTCTCCATTACTTGACCAGCACCCATAGCCAGTTCTGGCGTAAAAATGCCAGCAGCGCCACCAATACCAGAAGCAATGCCAACTTCTTTGGCACGTTCACCAAAAGTCTTAGGCTGCTTTATAAACTCTCTAGGTTCTTGAGGCTGTTGGGAAAAAGCCTTCTCTTTCTCTAATTGCAGCAGTTCCAGTTCTTCATCTTCTGTCATCGCCCTGCCTCCCTAGCTGCCTTTTTCGCTTCCAGTTCCCGCATTCTTCTTTCTTTTTCTTCAGACCATCCACCGCCACCACCACCAACAACACGGGAAGTCTGCTGACCAATAGTTTCTGTTCCGGGTTGACGCGCAGACCTAATAACATCGCTAGTAGTAAACGGAATTGCTTTCTCAATACGTTTTACCAAGGCTTCAGCCGTAGCCGCTTGTTGTGCTGGCATCAATCCGGACTCAATGGCTGGCCTAATGTTTTCTGTTGCAATACGACGAATATCAGCAAGCTTGATACCAACACGGTAAGGATCATCCGTTCCTTCATTGATATACAAACCGCTTTGCATTTGGTTAGCAAGTTGAGTCAGGCCGGTTGCAGCACCGCTTGCCTCAATAGAAGCCAAGTTACGACCAATACCTGTGAAGATGGTATTCATCATCTCTGCTTCATTGGTAGAAATCTTGCGACCAATGTTGTTTCTTATGTAATTTATGAAA